AATACTAATGTTACTATCACAACTACTACTGGTACATCTGATTTATTTACCGCTATGCAGTGGACTGTTGAGGACGTGGAATAAGGTGGTGGTTAAATGACTTTAACGGTAGATACGGATACTTATATTACCCAAGCGGATGCTATTACTTACATAGAAGAGCATTATGTTTCTACTGATGTAAAGCGCATTGCCTGGGAAGCTCTTTCTAGCAATGATAAAGACATTTACCTTCGCAAGGGAGCGCAAACGATAGACCGCAATCCTTTAGTGGGAGTTAAAGCTACTTCTACGCAGACAATGGAATTCCCTAGAGCCATATATACCGACAATGCGTATTATAGCGAAATTGTTAATACCAACTTGTTTTATGGTAAACATTGGTATGTTCAAACAGAAACTCCGAATGAAGTAAAATATGCACAAGTGGAGATTGCTATTGATATAACTGACGGTATTTCTGACCGAATAGCTTTGCAACGAGAGGGTGTTAAATCTTTTTCGCTTGGCAAGTTGTCTGAAAGCTATGGTAGTGGGAAAATGAATACTATACCCTACGAAGCCAAAGAACTTTTAGCTCCTTATTTGTTAGGTGGTGCTAGAATTGGATAATTATTTCAATCAATCGCTTACCTGGAAACATGTAGCAAGTACAAATGATTATAATGAACCAATTTATATCACTTCGACTATCAAGGGTCGGAAAGAAACAGGAAATGTTTTAGTAAGAAATGCTCAAGGACAGGAAGTTGTTTCTTCTGCTTCAATATTCACGGGATCAGCAATAGAAAATAACGATCTCATTGATGGGCGGCTAGTTGTTTCCGTAGATGCAATGATTAATCTTAATGGGACTATAAAATTCTATGAAGTGTATCTAATATGAAAATAACTTTAGAGGGAGTAGATAAACTTAATCATAAATTAAAAAGATTAGCTATGTTTTCGGAAATTGCAGCAGAAAAAGAACTTCGTATCATTATGTTAGATTTACAAGGCAAAGCACAATTATTGGCTCCTATCGATACTGGCGATTTGAGAGGATCGGCATATGCAGAAGTTAAGAAGCTTGAGGGCGAAGTTGGTTTTATTGAACCTTATGCTTTACGGCAACATGAAGACATGTCTTTAAGACATCCGAGAGGCGGTCAAGCAAAATATCTTGAAACCCCATTTAAAGAAAACCGCAACAAATATATTGATATGATCGGCAAAGCCATAGCTAGGGAGATGAAGCGATGAGCCTAACAACTGAAATAAAAAGCTTGTTGACTCCCGTTGACAATGTCCGAGTCGGCAATATGCCGGATTTACCAGATAATGCAATTTGCATATACCGAACTGGCGGGTTCTCACGGCAATTAACTGCGTCTGCTTTGGAAGAACCAACCTTTCAAATTAAAGTTCGTAATACAAATTATGTTACTGGCGAAGCATTATGCGATATTGTCAAAGATTTGCTCAACGGTTCTAGCACATCGAAAGTGCTGATGATACAGCAAATGGGTGATACCCTTAATATTGGGCGGGATACAAGCAACCGCCAAGAATGGACAATAAATTTTAGATGTTATTATTTGAGAACATAAGGAGGACATAAAATGGCTATTTCTCAGGCATTAGGTACTACTTTTTCATGGAATAGTATTGCTGTTGCTGAATTAACGGCAATCAATGGTATTGAAATTACTTCCGCATTTACTGACGTTACTACTCATGAAAATACTGATTTTTATACTACAGAACTCCCCACACTCATGACAGCGGGCGATATTACTCTTGAAGGATTTTTTGATGCTGCTGACACTACGGGGCAACATGCAATGCTTACTGATATGAATACTCGCACTTCAAGAACCGCTGTTATTACTTTCCCCGCTGCTACTGGTTCGACATGGACTTTCACGGGTTATGTGATGAATTTTAAAATAGGGGATGCGGTTATTGATGGGGTAATCCCTTTTACTGCATCAATTAAACCATATGGCAAACCTGCCTTTGCTGTGGCTACATCTGCTGGATTGACTACGCCATTCTTCTCCATTAGTGAAAGTGCAGTTATCATTCCTTCTGCTGTTAATGATATTTATCTCTATACTGCTTCAGTGCTTACTGGCGTGACGAGTGTAACTGTAACGCCTACGGCTACTGCTGGCGTTATTACTGTCAATGGCAATATTGTTGCCACTGGTGAAGCTTCAAGTGCTATTACACTTGGTGCGGCTGGCAGCGTGACTACAATTGTAATTATTGTTATTGAAACCAACAAAGCACCAAAAACTTATACTATTTATCTTTCCAGAGCTTAATTAATTTATGGGGGCGGTTAGGATTATCTAGCCGCCTCTTTATCCTAAAGGAGAATAAAACATGGCTATACCTAACGTTATTTATATGCTAGATAAAGAAAGACATTTACGCTGGTCTATTAGAGCTAGAATAGAATTTGAGAAAACTACTAAAATTATGCTTGCTGAATTTCCTAAATATGCAACTACTGAAAACTTTATGAAGGTTTGCTATACAATGTTGAAACAAGAAGATCCAGAATTAACATTAGACAAAACTATTGATTTAATAGAAGAATATTCCGATTATGATGCAGCAATAGAGAAAATGGATGAAGCTTTCGAGGCTGCAAAACCAAAAAACGCAAAAAAGCCAGCGGTAAAATAAAACCAGACTGGCTTAATTTTGATATAGAATTTGAGTATGCTGTTGGGAATATAGGATTAAAACCTGATGAATTTTGGGGTTTAACTGATGCCGAATTCGCCATTATCGCTGATGGCTATCAGCGAAAACAACGTGAACATGTTAATGATATTATTTCTTTAGCTTGGCATTCCGCAGCATATTCTAGAATGCCAAAACTTCCATCATTAGATAGCATATTGCTTAAAGACGAAAAACAACAAGAACGCAAAAAGCAAACTCCGGAAGATATGATAGCAATTTGTAAATTACTTAATACCGCTCTTGGTGGAGAGATAATTGAAACTTAGAGAGGAGGTCAATAATGGTATCCACTATAGAAAAATTAGTAGTTAAAATAGGTGTAGATACAAACGAATTTAATAAAGGAATGGCAAATGTATCTAGAAATTTAAAAGATACAGGTCAAAAAATGGCCAAAGTTGGCTCAACAATGACAAAAAGAGTGACATTACCTGTTGTAGCTGGATTTGCTGCAATCAGTAAAGCCGCTATGGATTTGGAAGCAACTGGGGCGAAATATGAAACCGTCTTTGCCGGGATGACCGATGTTGTAGATAATTATATAAAAGAATTTCAAAAATTAACTCCTGCCACAACCGCAGAAGCCAGAAGCATGGCCTCTGGCATACAGGATTTGCTTGTTCCTATGGGGTTTATGCGTGAAGAAGCTACGGCAATGACGGGGGAATTTTTGCATGTGTCTGGGGCGTTGGCAAACTTTAACTCCGGCACACACACTTCACAAGAGGTAGTTAATGCCATGCAGTCAGCCATCACTGGTATGTTCATGCCATTAAAGCGGCTTGGCATCCAGCTTGATGCAACTACTGTTAAAGAAAAAGCTGTTGAAATGGGCTTAGCCGATACAAAAGACGAAGTTACAAAACAGATTGAAGCGCAGGTAATACTTGCAGAAATATACAATCAATCTGGCGATGCTCTTGATGCATATACCGAAGCGAATCTTGACGCTAAAACCAAATCAGGATTATTGAAAACGGAAATAGTTGATGCAGCTGCTAAAATAGGCACTATTTTATTACCCATTATTACTAATATTGTTGATAAAGTAAGTATATGGGTAGACAAATTTGATAATCTCGATGAAAATACACAAAAAATGATATTAAGAACGGCAGGAATTGTAGCAGCTCTTGGCCCATTATTGTTTATTATCGGGAAAATAGTTGGTACGGCCGGGGCTTTAAGTGGAATTATGGCAGGAGCAGGAACAGCAGTAGCGGGAGCTGGGGTTGCGGCTAGCACGGCGGCCACAGCTATTTTACCTTTCGTTGCCGGAATCGTAGCGGCTGTTGGGGCTGGCGTTTTATTGTATAAATATTTTTCTAAAGATGTTATCCCTGAAGTTGAAAGATTTGGTGATGAAGTATCTGATTCTACCCAACAGGCGGTAGGAGCATTTATGGATTTGGAAGAAAAAGCCACGAATAGTCTCAATGAGATGGCCTGGGGAGGGATGTCCGTCACCGAGGAAATGGCTGCAAATTTGGTAGGCACTTTTTCTCAAATGAAAGAACAAATCGTTGCGGAATTAGAAGAACAAAAAAATGCAACTGCCGGAATTTTACAAGAATTATTTGATGAATCAACTGATATTACACAAGAAGAAATAGATGAAATGGTCAGAATTTCCGAAGAGGGATATGATGAAAGAATTAAAACAACAGAAGATGGCGCAGCTGCCATTGTAGAGATTTTAAATCTTGCCTCCGAAGAAAATAGAGAGATAACGCAATTTGAATCTGATGAAATAACCCGCATTAAAAGAGAAATGAAAAATGCTGCTGTTGAAATTATGTCAGAGAATGAATTGGAACAAGCGGCTATTATGGAACGCATGAGAGCCAACGCCAATTCTCTTTCAGCTCAACAGGCAGCCGAAGTTGTTGCTAATAGCGTGGCGGCAAGAGATGGTTCTGTCGCAGCTGCCGAAGATGCATATAGCGAACAATTAAATGGCGCCATACAATTAAGAGCTGACGGAACAGAAGAATCAGCAGCTATGGCTGATGAAATTATTGCCGAAGCCCAAAGACAGCGTGAGGAAGCTGTGGTTGCCGCTACAGATATGCATGAAGATATAGTTGAGCAAGCAAAATTGCAAGCTAATGAACATGTTTCACAAGTCGATTGGGAAACAGGAGAAATTTTAAGTAAATGGGCGTTTTTAGTCGATGAATTAAAAAGATATGCCAGAGAAGCAGGTGGGGCAACAGCAGCTATGGCAAGAGCACCAAGGCCAGGTGGTGGCGGTAGTTCTGATTATGCTACTACAGCGGGTGCTGCTTATTCTATAGGTTATGCCACCGGGACTAATTTTGTTCCGGAGGATGGATTGGCTTATCTCCATAAAGGGGAGGCGATTGTTCCTGCTGATATTAATGCCCAAAATAGAGGAACGACTTCCGGCGGGACAATTATAAACATCTATCCGCAAGAAATGACAGCATCACAAACAGATTATTTATTTAATAAATTTAATGCCCGCCTGGGGGTGGAAATTTAATGGCGAGATTATTTTATTTGGAAAACGAAATAGGCGACCGCAAAGAGTTAAACGGTGCAGAAAATATTTGGCTTAAAAATCCATCTGGATTAGGCATAAATTTATCTGGTTCTTTTGCAGATATTCGCAAAGGATTTTTTACTCGCATTTCTGGCAATATCGAGCCACAAGGGGAAATAGTTGGAGATTTTGAGTTTAGATTATCAAACGATCCATACGAAGATTATCGTGATTTAGTCGATTGGATGGCACAAGATTACGAATTGTATTTTGTTTACAATCCATATGGAGAAAGGGAATTTTACCGTACTATTGAAATAAATTATTTCACTAAGACAGAAAAAGAATTTTCTGGTCTGCTTTATATTAATTTTTCTTTTAATGCTATTACTCCCTGGTATGATTTTACACCTATAGCGCCTTCTATAGATGTCACTGAATATAAAACATATGATTTTGAATATAACTATATTTATCCAACAGCATTATTGACCCAAAATATCAATGTTTCTGCTATTGGCCATATTCCTGCTGCATATACTGTTGGATATTCTGGTTACATGGTAAATCCCTCAATTAAAATAATAGGCAATGATACAGGAGCTATATTTGGACAATGTGACGTGACAGCCATAATAAGCCCTACTGATAGCTTTAGTTATTCATCTCGATATGGTGACACTCATATTCAAAAAACAGATTCTAGTGGAACGGTGACTAATCTTATAGAAAATGTTGATATTTCAAAAGAAGTTTTTGGCAGAATCCCGTTGACAGAAATTTGTACTTTAACTATAACAACAGAAAATGTATTAACTGCCACGGATGTAGAGATATTTGATTATTATAGGAGCGTATAATTATGATAGCTTATTTAAAAAGACGCTCAACTTTTGCCACTTATGATAAATTAGATATTTTCTCATACAATATTG